TTTGTTACTCTTCGTGGCCATCTCTTCCTCCTCTTTAGAAATTAAATCATGCTCTGGCGGCGGGGATCCCCGCCGCCAGAGCGTTGGTTAATCAACCCTGGGCCGGACGGCCCATGTAGACCAGGTGGGGGAAGGTCGGTGCGCCCTCGCCCCGGCCGCTGGCCATGATGTCGGTGTAGCCGGTACGCTCGAGCGTGGCCGGGTCGGTGTCCATCAGTGGCACCGCTTCCTTGCGCATCTGCCGCACAATCGCCTTAATGCTCGGGCGGCTGCCGTCGACCAGGCACCAGAAGTTCTCGGCTGCACCAGCAAACTCCGGAATCTCGACGCGCATGGCGCGGCGGTAATTCGGGTTGCTCACTAGGTTGCCCTCGGCGTCGGAGACCTTCTCCGCGTCCACGATCCCAAAGGCCGTGGCGTAGAGCTTCGGTCCGTGCAGCAAGTGCGTGAAACGCGTCTTGCACAGATCGTTGTTGCCAAACTTCCAGCCACCCGCAGCGGTAAACGCCGCCTCGAATGTGGTCTTGCTCAGGGCCGTGGCCACCAAGTTCGAGATTGTGTTCTCGCCATAGGCATGGTCGGTGGCGAAGAACGCCTTGCCGGTAAATGCCTGCGGGTTGTTGAGCAGCACGTCGAGCACCAGCAGGTACTTCAGTTCCTGCCACGATTCGCCCATCATCTGCATGATCGGGCCATACACGCCGTACTGGTCATCGGCAATGTCGTCGGAAAGCATCCGGACGCTGTCCTCGAACTTGCGGTTCAGAACCTCATAGCGTTTGCTCTTGACGTTGTTGTAAACGCGGTCGCCCACCCACTCGCGGAAACCGGGGATCCGGTCCAGCCAGATGTAGAGATTGCTCGCCGTCGCGCTGGGCGACTCGAAGAACAGGAAGGAAAGGTCCACGCGCGGCTTGGTGTCCACGCCCGCCTGGAACTGTTTCACGATTCCCTTGAAGATGTCCGTCATGTTTGCTCTGTTAATGTCCATTTTGTTTCGTCCTTGGTTCGTTGTTGTGTTGCTGTTTTGCTGCTATTGTTTATAGATTATCCAGCCCCGTTGCCGGGGCCGGGGTTTGCCACTATTGCGCAGGGAACAGTGGGATTACATACGTGTTCGTACCGACCGCCACGTCTACCCAGATCGGATCTCCGGCGGCAGGCGCATTGGTCATCGCCACCGTCTCGCCACCGGCCGCGGTCGTAGCCGTCAGCTTCGGGGCTGCCGTGAGCGTCATCACCCCGGTCACACCGAGCGTCCCGCCCACGGTCCCGTTGCCGGTCACACCGAGCGTCCCGCCCACGGTGGCGTTGCCCGTGATCGCTGCCGTGCCGCTGGCCGTCAGGTTGACCACAGACGCGGATCCCGAGGCTGGCAGCGAGTAGGTGTCCACCCACACGCCCTGCGTATCCACCGCAATGATCAGCCCCGCGATAATGTCGTAGGTCGCCGCGCCAGCCTTCTGCACCTGGGCGTCGTCCTCCACATAAGCCAGTGTGCCCACGTCGGCCACCGTAAAGGTGTCTCCATTGGTCCAGCGAAAAACCCCGCGCCGCACCACAATCGTCTGTGCGCCGTCGCCGGCAGTACCGCTGTTATCAACGGTCGATTCCGCGCGGCCCAAAACCTTGAGCCCCGCCGTGTCGCTGGCCGGCAGCGCGTAACCAGTGGCAGAAACCGCCACCATCGATCCGGCATAGATCGTGGTGTTGCTGGCCACGCCAACCGCCACCAGCTCGCCGGTACGCTCAGGCGTATCCCGCTCCGCCGTCAATGCCGCCATCGCCGGCAACGCCGCCCACCCAGCAAACGCCAGGATCATCCACACACTAATCATCATCCCTGTCTTCTTCATCTCATCATCTCCTTTGTTAACGTATTCCAATTTTTCGACTTTCGACTTTCGACTTTACCCTTAGTCCAGATCTTCCGGTTTCATTCCGAACGCCGCCGCGATCGCCGGGCGGTTGGGGTTGTTGCGGCCCTGCGTGCCCGCGCTGTGCGTGCGCACATCCTCAACCGTGCGCTGGTTCACCGGCACCGTGGCCGGGAGCTTCTCGCAAAGTGTCGAGAGAATAGTCAGGTCCATCGCCGCAATCTGCTCGGCAGACAGAGGGATCACCTTACCCTCGCGCCCGGCGCGGTCGAGAATCAACTGGCGTTCGCTCTTCGTCTTCTCGACCGAGAACGTCTGCACCTGGCCTTCAACCAGGCTAAGCCGCGAGACCAGCCCCTCGATGGTGGCCTTGCTCGAATCGCCAACGGCAGAAAGCACCGTCAGCTTCGCCTGCAGGTCCTCAGCAGAGAGCGCGCAGAGCCCCGTCAATTTGCTGGCATCAAGCAGCAGCAGCTTCGGCAGCGCGGCGCGTGCCTGTTCGTCCAGTGCCGAGAGCACCAGTAGCGCCGGGGCCATAGCCTCTGCCGCCGTGCTGATCTCATCATCCGTTGCCTCGGCATTCAGCCCGAGCAGTTTCAACATCCATTCCTTCATGCTTGTCTCCTGTTGGTTTTGTGTTTCGATCTCTGTCGCGACCGAGTAGAACTGCAGATCATGCACCGCGCCGTTGCGCGTCAGTGCCACCGAGTGGACGAAGAGCACCTCCCCTGCGGCGTTCTGGCGAACGGCGGGAGAAAGATCCTCAAAGTTGCGCGCGGCCCGGATGCCCTCCGGAGTCCAGACCAGCCCGGTCAGGAAAAGCCCCTGGCCCTCGATCACCTCCACCGTGCCGTACGCTGCCACCGGTCGCGGTTCACCCGCCTCAGTGTATGCCCGCGTGCCGGGTACGGTGTTGTGCTCGAAGTCCAGCGCCACCCGCTCGAAGCCAGCCGTGCGCTGCTCTGCCGAAAGCACGGCGAGCGTAAGGCCGCCGACGACGACCCGCCCCTTCGTGCTTTGGCTCTCGCCCCAGGGCAGAACCTTGAGCCGTGCCGGAAGCTCCGGAGCGGCTAGCGCCCCATTGCTCACGGCCTCGCCGCGGTACACCCGAATCTGCATGTTTTTTCTCTGTCTCATTGCGGTGCCCAGACTAACGCAAAGAAAAGCAGAAGGGTATGCGCGGTGCGGATGATGCGGAAAAGGGTTCAGCTTTGACACCCTTTGTACTGAAGGCCCCTTAAGCGCACCGCGCAAGCCGCGCGGGCGTGGGGGCGGATTTCGCGGTCCCCCCGGCTTCGCGGGGTTTCGCGGGGGCTTCTGTGCGCTATTTAAACGCGCCGCCCGAGAGACTTCGTATCTTGGTCTCGATCGCGGCGCGCACTCCCCGCTGCGCGGCGGGTATCAGCTTGCCATCAACCGAGAACGGCAGAAACGGGCGGGCCGGAATCGTCACCTTGCGGGCAAACACAGTCTTGCCGCCCAGCCGGAACACCAGCGACTTGCCAGATTTCGGTCTAATCGTGGCCCCGAACTGGTGCACCGCCCCATAGATCGCGTTCACACCCACGAGGCCAGACCGTTCGCCCACCCCCGCCACATGCAGCCCCTTCCAGAGCTGGCCACTGCGGCGCAGCCGCGCGGCGCTACCATCAGAAAGGTTCGGCCAAGGGGCCGCCCGCAGCGCGCTCTGCGAGAACGCCCGCTGCGAGATCGAGAGCACCGCCAGACACATCGCCTCCACCACCGGGCGCGTACTCCGCAGCCGCGCGGCAGCCGCGCGGAGCGCAGGCGTCAGCGTGTTGCGCGTAATCTGCATCTTGGCGGCGGCGCTCATACCAGGCCCTCCTCCAGCCACGCCCAGAGCGAGCGGCCATCTTCGAGCGGCGTGCGCCGGGCATACGCCTCGAACACATCGAACACCTCCGGGGCATACTGCTCGCGCAGATCAGCCAGCGAGACACGCATATCCCCAGGGTTCCAGCCAAAGGTGCCGCGCTCGCGGCCCGCGCGTTTGCGTGGGGCCGTTACGTCCACATTCATATTCGGGCCTAGCGAGACACGCCCGTCGCGCTCAATCGCCCGCTGCTCTGCCGGTCCAGGCACCCAGCCCGCCGTGCCCTCACTGGCCCGGTCCGCCACGTCCTGGTCCTGCGCGATCTCCGCCACCTCATAATCCTGTAGCGGCACCTTCTCGCAGCGGCAGCCCCAGTCCCAGGGCGGCGTGTGGTCCGCCCAGAACGGAGAATCCGCAGGCATAATCAATCCATTAAGCGCGGCATGCGCCTCGCGCACCGCGCCATCCTCCATGCTGATGTACTGCATGTACGGGTACACATCGCGCTGGCGAGCCATCACCTGTTCCTTTGCGCTCATATACGCCTGGAACCCGTTGTGGCGCATCAGCAGCTCCGCGCGGATCGGCGCGCTCTCCTCGCCCAGCCACGGCGAGATCTCCTCGATCACCTCCTCTTTGACCTCATTCCAGGGACGCCCCTCCGGAATGCCATCGAGCAGCCCGCGTAGCCGCTCCAGCGTGTTTGCATCCTCGATCCCCGTCATCGTTAAGGCCCGCGCTTGCAGCTCCGGCAGCAGGCGATCAAACACCTCCCGCGTCACCGCCGGTTTGCCGGCCAGAATCTCCCGAGCCCGCGCATGCGGCATCGGCCCAAAGACAAACTCATCCATCATGGATCCTTTCTGTTTCATCATTTCCCCTTTGCCCGGCGGCGCACTTCGTTCAGGGCGGTGTTGCCTAGCGTATTGCGCACCTTGCTATAGAGCCGGTCGATCTGGTAGCCGCGCTGGTGCTCGATAATGTGCGCGGCCAGCTTGGCGTAGTCCGCAATCGCGGACTCCTCTGCCGGCGAGAACAGCGCTCTTTCGCCCGTGGCCGCGGCCTTCTCGGCATCCCACCGGCGGCGGTTCCGCTGCCAGGTCCGCACCGCCGCTTTCCAGTCTTGCATGTGGATCCCCGGACGAACGAGCCAGCCGCGCGTTGACCAGTGGTCAACAAAAGCCTCGCCGTCGAATCCTTTATAGTTCAGCGTTTCAGCATAGGCCGCAACATCGTCCGGTGTCGGCTTATCTTTCATTGCGTGATTTCCTTTCGCTTGCGGCAGGCGGTTACTGGTCTGTCGAGATTGATGATGGATCCGTAGAGGCTGCACCAGCCGGGTTTATAGATTGGGCAGCCCTTACAAGTCGCCGCAGGTTTGTCTTTCGTTCCTAGCATTGTGTGTCCTTATTAGGTGGATCGTTTCTGTCTAATACTCTGTTGGCCATCGAATCACGTAGCGCGTCGATTGCCATCATAAAGCCCAATAGCCTTCTTTTTTCGGGGTAGTCTCCCCGGACATCCAGCAATTCCAAGGCGTCAATGAGATCAGCCTTTGTCGCAAGTAAGCGCGTGGAAGCGTGGCCAACAAAATTTTCGACACGTACAGGAGGAAGCTCGGCTTTGCAGTGGTAACATGTTGATTTATCATGTGTGTTTCCATGCAGACACTTTTTACATCTCAAGATCATGCTTCCCCCTGCCGGTCAAGATCAGCGTTCTGTGTGACAGACGAATGCTGCCACGCCCACATAAACGCGCTGTAGCAACCGCTGTCGTAAAACTCATCTTTATCCATGGTCGTGTGCTTGGTCCTGTATTCATGCAGGGCTTCGTTCAGCCCGCGTACAGGGTTCCGCACGGGAGTCACAGAACAAGCGGATGGAGAACTACGATGAACAGCGCGATTTGCCGGGCATTTAGTATTCTTGCATGTCTCTGGGTCTCTGTCTGAACAAGGGTTTTCGTGTATGCAGTTCATCGAGTCTCGTCCTTTCCGTTAGGCTCCTGCATAAGCTGGTCAATCGTTACGCCAAGAGCGCAGGCGATTCTGTGCAACGTGTAGACATTCGGCAATAGCCGCCCTATCTCAATATGCGAGACAGAGGAAAACGCCACACCCGCTGAATCCGCGAGACCAACAACGCCCCAGTTACGGGAGAGTCGCAACCGTTTAATATTTCCGCCAAGTAACCGTTTTAATTCTGATTTTTCTTTCACCGCGTCCCCTTTCCCAAAAGCCCAACATTCCGCCGGACCTTACCGGCTACCGCCGGAAGGTCAGCTTTTGCCTTTGGGTCCCTGATCATTTAAAACATCGTTTGCAATCCTGTACGTTACAAACAGCCCGAAGTTATACCCTAGTCCAGCCAGCAGCACCCCTGGAATGCCGAACAGAACAAAGACAACAATCCAGAACAAAAAGAATCCGAGGGTCCCAACAACGCGCCGGACCGTACCAGCAACAGCCGATTTAGTTTTATTCATAATCACAGTCTTTCTCCGGCTTTTGTTGGTCGGTCAGCTTGGGCGTTGGGCGGGGAAGGATTACGCCTCCCCGTCATCCGTCTCATAATGCCGGATCGCCGTTAGATACTGCTCCATCCGTTTCTCATTCTCCCAGAACCAAGGATCCTCAGCGCATTTGCGCAGGTGCCGGTAGTAGCTATCCACATTCAGCAGCGTCGTGCGCGGGGCCACCTTAATCACCTCGATAAAACCCGCCTTTGCTAAGCGGTAGAGCGTGTCGTAATCGCCATGAAACCCCAGCACCGCAGCCAAGTCTGCCCCCAGCCGCAGCATCCGGTCCGTTATCGGCACCGCCCGGTAGGTGCCGCGCGCCGTCTTCTCCCAAATGGCCAACACCGCCGCCGGGATTTCGTCCGCCGCATCGATCGGCATATACTCGCCCGGTGCCACCCGGAACATCTGCGCACCCACCTTCTTGCGCAGCGGGCCGGTCAGGTTGATCCGCTGCTTCCACTTTTGTTTAAACTCCAACATTCGTTTCCTCCTTTTGCCTTATCCCTAGAAAAGCTGCATCTGCGCTTGCCGCGCGTTGCGGCACTTGCAATCAAACGCCTCCTCGGCAATCAGCAGATCCACCGCGCGGTAGACGCCCTCGCCGTGGGTGCCGCCAATGCACTCGGCCAGCCCCAGCGCAACCAGCTCAGTCATGCGTGGGCGCACCGCCAAGATGTCGATGCGCGCGCGCTCGGCAAGCTGGCGCGTGGTGCAGGGGGCAAACTTCTTAAGCTCCCCATACACCCGCTGCCGCTGCCCCTGCAGCCGGTTGCGTAGCCCCTGCCACGTCTCATTGCGATAGTCCACTGGGTTCATCGAGCCCCCTTGCCCTGGCGGCGCAGCTGCCCGGCCCGCCGCCGGATTAAATAGATTGCCTGCCAGAGCGCCTTCTCGTCGCAAGTGGCAATATCCACGCCGCGCCGCTTGCGCAAGAAACCGCCCGCATAGCCCCAGGCGTCGCGCATCACATCCGCCGCCTCGTTGCATTCGCGGCGCAGCCGGGCACGCGCCCACTGGCGCGGCTCGGTCACGTGCTTAGCGGCCACCTCGCGGGCCTGTCGCGCGGCCCCCGCGAGGGCAAGAAAATGCGCCTTCAGCGGGAGGTAATCGTTATTGATGCAGCAGCGCAGGCTCGCCTGCCCAACCGCCGCCACCTGCTGCAGCCGACGCCAGACCTCGAACGCCCGGCTCTCGCACATGCCATCATCAATCGGGTTCACCGCATCCCCGGTCGCCCGTGCCCTGGCATACGCCTTGCGTGCCAGAATGCAAAGCTCACGCTTCTGCGTAGCCGTCAGCGCGGCCGAGCCACCGCCCACCACTGCCGCCGCCGTATGCCGGTCAATCGAATCATTCATGCTATACCTCCGTTTCGCCGTTGCCCTGTTACACCTGGTGCAGCGCATCCCGGCAGACAACCCGTCCGCTGGCCCGCGCCACATTCAGCTCCATCGCCGCCATCCGCCGTGCCGCTGCAATCAGCCCGCGCCGCCGCAACGCCGCCCGCGCGAGCACCCGCATCCACGCCAGCTCCAGATCGTACCGCCGCGCCGCCACCGTCTCTTCACGTGACTTCCGCTTCACTTCGCACCTCCCGCCCGTTTATTAACGCCCGTCACCACCGCCATAAAGAAGCACACAGCCAGCGCTGCCACCACCGCCGCGCCCACCACCGCCAACGCGCACACATAAGGCAGCAGCCACGAGGGCCGGGTGCTTATCATCATTGAGCAAACTTCAGAGTCCATAATCATTCTCCAAATCAAGAAAGTGGAACAATCGACCAAGTGCCGTTTGTGTCTGTGCGCTGGTACGCTCGCACATACGTCGTCTTGCCGATCACCTGCACGCTATCCGCAATCGCCTGCATGGCCTGCAGCCAGCGGGCGTCTTGGATATTCAGCCGCCGCAGCCCCAGCACACGGGCCGTAGACAACCGCCCCTGGGAATCGGCCCGGAACGTATCCTGCACAATCGTCTGCACCTCGCTGCGCGCCTCGCTCGTCCAATCGGCCAGGCATTCCTCGATCAAGTCGCGTGCCGCCTGCAACTGCGGGCCAAACGTCAGCCGTTCCTCCATCGCCCGCATAATCCGCCGTGTGCCGTCATAGCTCACCAGCGAGACATTGCCCTTGCCGCCGCCGCGCTTCACGCCGTACTGCTCGCTGCACAGCTCCATAAAGGCCTCAATCTCATCGAGGATCTCCGCCTTCAGCGCCGCCAGCTTGCGGCTCTGCGTCTGCACCTTGGCAAACAGATCCCGCACCAGCGCATTCTGCACCAAGTCAATCTCCTTAATATTATCCACCGGCACCAGCCGCCCCTGCGCATCGCGCATATACCCCGCCGGAATCCCACTCGCCTCATAAACCGCCTTGTCTTCACTCATCTTCGTTTCCCCCTTATTTCTTTGTGTTCTTTGCGTTCTTTGTGGTGAAATCTATCTTTATTTCAGCTTTCATTAGCTCCTCCTCTGCACCGTCACAATCGCCTTGCCGATCGTGTCCATATCGCAATCCCCATCCCCCGCCAGCTCGGCCGCCGTGCGCGCCACCTTGGCCGCAAACTTAAGACCGCCATTGTTCGCCGCCGCCGCCGCCACCGCCGCCACCGCACCGGCAACATTGCAAGTCAGCCGAAGCGATCGGCTTAGCAGCAGCGCCACATCCGGACGCGACGCGCTCTCGAACTGGATCCGCTCATACAAACGGTTCTGCGTAAGCTGCCGCGCCTCCTCATACACGCCCGTCTCCAGCCGCCGCCACAGCGTGCCCATCGCACACAGCACAAACTCGCCCGGCGTACGGTTCACCAGCGTCTTAAGCAGGTTCAGCGCGGTCGGGCCGCAGTGGTGGGCCTCATCAATCGCCAGGCAAACGCGCGTCTGTTTCAGCAGGTCCACGCATTTATCCAGCTTGGCAACCGTCGAGGTTGGCGCATCCGCCGTTCCCAGCGCACCGAGAATATCGCCCAGCATCGCACTGGTCGCCGTCTTGCCGCTGCGCCACAGATCCGTAGCCTCGCACAGCACGATCCGCCGCGAGCCAAACCGCTCCTGCAGCAGCCGTAGGGCCGTGGTCTTGCCGCAGCCACTGCTGCCATGCACCAGTACCAGGCGCGAATTGCCCGCCTGCTGCATCGCCCCCACAAACGCCACCCGCAGCGCGGTCACAGTCGAAAAATCATCAAACGTTTCGTCCCGCACACCCTTCTCGCTGTCAATCGCGTCCATGATGTTGATCACACTCTTGTAGTCATGCACCCAGCGCTCCAAATCAATCTGCCCCACATCGCCGCTGCGTGCCCGCCGGTACGTCCGGTCAGTCCCCAACTGGGGATAGCTGCGCAACAGCTCCGCATCCGTAATCCCGTGCCCGGTTTGCCAGTAGCGCACCGTCTGTGCCAGAGCCTTCAGTTCCGCCCCATCAAGCGCGCCTTTCTTTTCCATCGTGTTCATCCCTATCCTCCTTTTTTTTTGCCGGGTTTATCAGTAGAGTGCGCCGGCAAGCCGCAGCTCTTCCTCTTGTTTCTCGGCGGCAGCAGCCCGCCGTTTCAAATCCACCCCACGGTCCCGAGAGTTCAGCGGCAGTGCCGCGCTAGTCATTGTGTTTTCCAGCATACGCCGTGCAAACTCACCGCCCGGCACCCCCGTCGTGCGCACCTGTAGCCGGTCGCGCCGACCGTCATCAAAAATCGTGGTGTGCTTCGGAGAGTGCACCGGCTCTGCCGACGCCGCGATCGCCGGCTTCTCCTCCTTCGCTTCGCGCGCTTCCCGCTGCTGCTGCTCCCGCCGGTCGGCCACCTCATCAGGCACCTGCAAGCTCGGGATCTCTGCCGCCACATCCGAGTAATACGTTTGCACCGCGCCCGCCATCTCCCGCCGCAACCGGTGGCCCTGCTCATTCGTGCCGAAGAACATGCCCTGCTTCTCCACAAATTCGGCTTGACCAAGATACGTGCCAGCCAGGCTGACAATCTCGGCAGGGGCACTGGCATCCAGCGCATCGAAATACACAATCGCCCGGCGGCCATCCACATCAGAGCGGGCAAACAGATCCGCGTTCGCATAATAGAAATGCTGAGGTTTGCCCGTCGCCGGGTCTTTGCGCTGGGCGTGCGCCAGGCCGCGATCAATCTTCACCACCGACCAGTCCCGCCGGTAGAGGTACCGCAGATGCTCCGGCAGACGCGTCAGCGGGCCATGCTCGCGGATCCCGCGCGCCCACACCTGGTCAGGCCGCCCGTTAAACACTCTGCCCTCAATCGTCTCGCTCGCGTACTCCGCGCACAGCCGGTCCACCCGCTGCATCATTTCATCGGCAGAGAGAAAGTGCAGCCCCGGATCCGCCGCCCCGCGCTTGCACGCCTCATACACCAGCTTCGTTTTCTCAAACGCACAGCGCATCTGGTCCCGGCCCAGCGCCCCCCAGAGCGTACCCTCAAACTTCTGCAACCGGTGGAACAACGCCTCAATCGATTTCGATTTTGGCAGATAACTTGTATACGTCTCCAACGTCCGGGGCAGCATCGAGGCCTCCTGCCCAATCGACTCCAGGTGCTTGCGGTGCCAGGGCAGGATCGTCGTCGGCAACATCCGCAGGCCGCCCACCCGCTGCGGCCGCGAGATCTGCCCGAACGCCGTATCCTCCTGCAGCTCCACCGTCTCGCCCTCAATCAGCTTCGCCTCCCACGAGCCCCGCTCCATCTGCAGGCCCAGCCGGGGCAGACCATACACATCAAACACATGGCCCCACATCGCCCAAATATCCGCCGCGCGGTAGCTCGACTTCTCACGGGCGATCAGCGTATAAGAAAGAATGTTCTGGCTCGCCACATCAATCACCGGCAGAAACTGCCCTTGCAGCAGCTTGCGCCCAAAAGGCGTCGTCGGCGTCACCGTCCACGGCACCCACCAGCACCAGATCGGCGTCACATCATCAGAAGAAAAGACATCCCCCGGCAGCACATCCAGCACGCGCGGCGTCCACATCCCGCGCAGGTTATAGCGCCTAGAGCCACGGTGCCGGTTTTTTTCCTCAGGGGCCACGCGCACCGCGTCCAGCAGCGAGCGGGCGATGTTGTGCTTGCTCGCCTTCTCCTGGTCGAAATAATCCCGCACCGCCGCCGGTGCATCAGAGCGCCGGGCATACACACGCCACGCCAGGCCAGGGCTCTGTAGGTCAAAGTTCAGGCCCTTCACCTTGTCAACCGTCTCCCGCCACAATTCGGGGCCAAGATCGGCTTGTAGTTTTTCCGCCGTACCCTGCCGACCGCACCGCCCCGCGCGGGCCGGGACCAAACCAGCAAAGCCTTTGTCCGTAAAAGCTGTCAACCAGCGCCGGTGCGTAGCCACCGAAATTCCCGCCTGCCTACAGGCCGCCTTCAGCGAACTGCCCGCCGCCAACCCGGCAGCGATCTGCCCCAGTTTGGCTTCGCATTCCGTAGCAACAGCGATCTCGGCGGTGTTGGCGGCAGGCTTTATCATTACATCAGATCCTTCTGTATTTCCTCAGCGACCATCGCACACAGTGCAATCGTGTTCATGCGCATCAGCGTATCCACCTTCCCCCAGTCAATGCCCTTTGCTTCAGCGTGGACCGCCACCAAATGGGCGACAAACATTCCAACCTCATCCCGCATTGATGGCGCAAACGCCGTCATAGTCGTCTCGTCCTTGCTCATCTCTCCCCCTTTGTGTTCTTTGCGCTCTTTGTGGTTAAAATCTTTCCCGCCGTTCACTTCGTCAGCACTTTGAGGTCCGCCGGCAGCGCATTAATCACCCGCGCAAACTTCTCCTCGAACAGAGCCCGGTCATCGTGCGTCATATCCGACCACCGCGGCAGCGAGGTCAGCAGCCCCGTCAGCGAGCGGTCCAGCAGCGATGCATAATCAATCGGCGAGCGCGCCACGCCCTTCGTCGACTGCCGCCCAAAAAACGCACGCTTCCAGGCACGCACCGGCGAATGCCCCGAGAGCACCCCATTACGCTGCTCGAGCAGCAGCTTAATTTCCGCCTCATCCGCCTCATGCGCCCGCTTCCCAGAAGACAGATTATCCGGCACCGTCTCCGTGTGCAGAGACTCGAAAAGTTCAAGCGCAGAAATCACATCTTGACGGCTGCATTTCAAAAGGGTTGAAACGGCCTCCGGCGTGTAGTTTTCGGCTCCGGGTGTCTCACGTGAGACACCCGCGTTTTGTTGAACATTCTTCAACTGCTTTTGGATGTTGCCTTGCTTCTCTATACCCATTCGCCGCGCCGCCAAAACCTCCTCTTTATGCCCCTCCAAAAACACCAGAATCCGCTGGCCGGTGGTCCGCTTACGGCCCGCCGCCAGACACTCCGCCACGATCATCGCCGGATCATCACAGCAAACCAGCAGGCAAGGCACCTCCGTCATGCCCAGGGCCTTCGCCGTATTCCAGCGGTTACACCCGTCATAAATCCGGTAGAGACCGCTAAGGTGATGCACCCCCTCGCTGATCAGCAGCGGGTGCAGAATGTTATGCCCATCAATCGAGCGCTCAATACTCGCCTTATCCTCATCATCAATCGGGATCATCGCCAGCGGGTGCGGTTCCAGCATCTCCACCGGGATCATCTTGAACTCCATCACCGTATACGCAGCCTTCTTTGCCATTATCGTTCCTCCTGTATTTGTTGTTGTTGCATAAATTGATCAGGGATTTTCCAACCGGGAGATCGCGGCACCCAGATTGCGCGCCGCGTAGTGCGCATCCACAAGGCCGAGCGTCCAGGAGTCAGACATGGCCGCCACGTTACGCAGCATCGAGAGCGCATTTTTCTCGACAACCGCAATAACATTCATCGATCGCCGCAGGGTTTCGCCGCCAAGCTCCTCGACCATCCGGTTATATCCGAGCAATGCCGAATCTACGGATGCAATAATCTCCGGGTTATCGGATCCAAACAATGCAGAGGCGGCCGCCTCCAGCGTAAGCTCTGCCGTCAGCAATGCGCGTGCCCGTTCCCTCAAAAGGCGCTGTAGCTCCAAACCATTATTCATCCCATCCTCCTTTTTGGTTACTGTTTCGAAAATCCCAGATCCTCCCGAATGCGCCGGGCGATCAGCTTCGACTGCCGACCACGCGACCCACGGTGCAGGCATCGCCAAACGGTTGATTGGTCGAACCCGTTACGGACTGACCAGCGGTAAAGAGATTCGCCCCGAGTGAGCAGCGCAATTTTCACTTGCAGTGGGTCAAGTTCGGGCGTACGGTCTTGCATAGGTTTTGCGTTCATGGATACAAGTTATAAACGAACGGGTACAATGTCAATAGGAAATATAAACGAAAGTGGATTATTTTCCGAGCGGTTGAAAACCCTGAGGGGAACTGCAAACAAAGCAGAGTTCTCTAGGAAAATCGGCCTTTCTGCGCAAACCTATCAGCACTACGAAGATGGAAGGATTCCACGTTCGGATATTTTGGGTATAATTTCTGAGCGTTGCGGAGTAACGGTAGACTGGCTTTTAGGGCGCGAAGACGCGCACCCCGGTCAAGCATCGCGCCCGCAAAACAAACCGCCGCCAGGTCTCGTCCGCGAGCAAGCCGATCCCTGCCACTATCCCGGCGAAATCCCCGCCCAGATCAGCGCGCTTGCCGAGCGCCTCAGCGCCATGGAGCACAACCTCACCACCATCAGCGCCCAAATGGAAACGGTAACGGGGTTGCTTTCCGGTGCGCTGCGCGCCGGTCTCAATAAATCCGAACAAAAAAAGGCTGGATAGAAAGGCTAGGTTGATAATGGCTATTGACATCGTTTGCCCAGGCTGCCACACGCATTACGAGGTGGAGGATGCCGACGCCGGAGGCTCTGCCGAATGTCCGGAATGCGGTCATGACATACCGATCCCATCGCTACCTGCAAGGAAGGTGGCCGTGACAAAGCCCGTAAAGAGGCCACCTATAAAAGCAGCAGAAAAAAAAGCAGGAATCCACCATACCGGGCACTCGCTAATGAATATTCTGTGGTTCTTTCTGGGCGGCGGTCTCTTTGCCGGAATCGGATGGATGCTTACCGGCTTGCTTATGATCGTTACCATTATCGGGATTCCTTGGGCTCGTGCCGCTTTCATGTTTGCCGAGTTCAGCTTCCACCCATTTGGTCGGTCTGCTGTAAACAGGGCATCAGTTACAGGCAAAGAGGATATAGGAACGGGGTGCCTCGGGCTGTTTGGCAACATCCTGTGGTTCTTTCCTTGTGGTCTACCGCTGGCGCTCGGGCACCTGTGCGCGGCGTTGCTCTGCTTCATTACCATCATCGGCATACCCTTCGGTCTGCAACATATCAAATTTGCCTGCGCCGCCCTCGCCCCAATTGGCAAAACAATCATTGTCCTGTAACGTATAACTAGCGTCTCCTAGTGCCGCGCCGTACCCCAGTACCGCGCGGCCTTTTCGCTTTTACCAATATCAGCTTCTAGTCCCTCGTCTTATTTCAGCTTTCGACTTTCAGTTTTTCCCCCTTCCTCTAACCCTTTCGTTTTCCGCATCATCCGCACCGCACCTACCACCCTGCGCCCAATCCAGTGCAGTATGGGCGGTATGGAAAATACATATTTTTTTGTAGGCATCGCCGTTGTCGTGTTTATCCCGCTCGTGGCCTCCGTGGTTGGCATGGTCGCCACGATCATCCGCCTACGCCGTGATCCGCCCCTGGCAGAGACCATCGCCCGCGACTACGCCACCAAGGCCGAAATCAAATCCATTGAAACACGCGTCGCCGCCGACCTCGCCAGCATCCGCCGCGAACACGCCGAGCTTATCGCCGATTTCCGCCGCGAATCCCGCGAGACCGATGGCGAAATATTCAATATTATCCGTACATTCACCCAGTCAACCAACAAAGCAATCAACGATGTTGCCCACAGCCTTTGCCGCATCGAGGGCAAACTCGAGCACTGCCCAGGCCCAGCAACGTGCGCGCAAGGCGGTGCTCGATGAGCACCGACCTCCCCCTGGCAGTCATACCCTTCTGGACATACAAAGCCGACAGCCGCGTCTCGCGCATGATCGCCTCGATCACCCGCTCCCCATTCTCGCACACCGGCGTTGCCTTTCGTTTCGCCGGCGGCCGTATCGAATATTTTGAGTCCCTACTGTCAGACGGTTTCCAAGGACCGAAGGACGGCGAAGAGCTCGACCAATTTGCCATCAAACCCGGCAATCGTCTCCAGTGCCTCGCGTTGCCCACTACGGGCGACACAACCGCCGCCATATACGCCTCCGCCCTCGCCATGCGGGGCAGCGGATACAACACGGCCCAACTTATCTGGATCGCCCTCTCGCGCCGCTACGGTACGCCCGTCCCTAGTTCACCCAACCGGGTCATCTGTTCCGAGGCGCATGCCCGTATCCTCTACCCGTTCTTCGACATCCGCGACATTCACCATCGCCGGTTCGATGATGTTACGCCCCACACGGCCTGGATCAGGCACTTAGAAATCAGGGCAGGCCACAACCCGTCCGCCATCGAAAAGGAATAAGTCATGCTCACACCATCGCAAAAAGAACAAGCCCGCATCGCCGTCCTAGTATACCTAGTCGAGCGTCACCCGCTCTCATTCGACAATGTAACCATTGCCCGAATGATAAAACGCCAGAACCTGCTCGACTTCCATGCCGATCAAGACGCGATCAACAGCGCCATCGCTATGCTCAAAAGCGCCGCCTTTGTCGAAACAGTTCACGAATCCAGGCTCGGGTCGACCACGCCCTACGCCGCCAGCGCTGACGGCATCATCTACGCCGAGCGAGAAGGGCTAGTATGACCACCCGCCGAGGCAAAATAGCGCGTCTCCCGCTGCGTCTCCGCGCCGAGCTTAACCGCCGTATCCGCGACGGCCAGCCCGGCAACGGCATACTCGACTGGCTCAACGCCCTACCCGAGACCACCGCCATCCTGGCAGAGCAGTTCGATTCCGTCCCCGTCTCCCCGCAGAACCTTTCAGAATGGCGCGACGGCGGCTATGTAGAATGGCTCGACCACCAAGACAAGACCGACCGCCTCCGGTCCCTGGCCAAACTATCCATGGATCTCGCCAAAGCCAGCGGCGGCGACATCACCGCAGGCAGTGCCGCCATTGCCGGTGGACGCCTCCTATCCATGATCGAGGCGGCAGACGAAGATCAGCTTGGAGCCCTCATTGATAAAGTCGCCACCCTACGCAACACAGAGATTGCCGCAGGCACGCTAAAGCTCAAGAACAAACGCCTAGACCAGCAGGACCGCACGCTCCAACTGGCAGAGGCCAAGTTCAAACGCGACACCGCAGAGATGTTCCTCAAATTCTACGAAGACGCCCGCGCCAAAGAAATCGCCGCCAGCGCCTCCGGCAAAGACATCAAAACCGAAAAGCTAGTCCAACTCTTCTTTGGTGACCGCCCTGCCCTAAAACCCCTGGGGGAATAAACCATGAGCCGCACACCACTCATCCCCCTGCGCTCGTATTCCGTCGAACCGTTCTGGCGCGATGAGCTCGGGCTTCTGTTTCTACTCTGGCGTCGACAGACCGGCAAAACCTACACCATGGCCTCGCGCGCGCTGCGCCGTATGATGGAGCGGCCCGGTCTTCTGGTCACGTTCGCCTCCGCCTCAATCAATGTCGGTGCCGAGATGATCCAGAAAGAAGCGGCCGTCTGGTCAAACGCCCTGGCCGCATTCCGCAAGTTCGCAGAGGCAAACGGCAAACAGCTCACATGCAACGGCGACGAGGTGGACTTCGACGGCCTATGCGACCTATTCGAACACCAGAAGCTAGAGGCCAGAATATGGCACAGCGCCACCACGTACAGCCGGACCAAGATCATCGCACCGAATGTCGCCACCGCCCGCGGCTATACCGGCGACGTATTCCTCGATGAGATCGGATTCATAAATGATTTCCGCGCACTATGGGAGGCCATGGAACCGATCATGCAGTCAGATCCAGAGTTTCGCTGCATGATGGCCACCACCCCGCCAGAAGACGACGCGCACTATTCCTTCGAGCTGGCCGCACCCGAACCAGGCGTGGAGTTCCCCACCGACCAGGCCAACCCGGCCGGCCGCTGGTATCTTTCCCAAGCCGGACTCTGGGTCCACCGCGTAGACGCCTGGGACGCCGAGTCCGCTGGCATCCATCTCTACGACACCAACACCCGCAAACCACTGCCGCCGGAAGAGCACCGCGCCAAGGCACTGGACCGCGCTGCCTGGGATCGTAACTACGGCCTAATCTTCACCCTCGGCGGCACCGCCGCCTGTAGCCTGATGGGGATCCAACACGCCATGGAGATCGGCAAACAGTTCGAATGCGTCGCCCACGAGGGTCCACCCCCTGTTGGATGGGAGACCGTCATCGGTGATGGCCCCCTGGCAATCGGCCTAGATCCTGCCACAACAGAGGGTGCTAAATCAAACCCCACCGGTCTAGCCGTGCTTGAGGAAGTCGGCTCTATCATCGTGTCCCGGCTGGTCTGCCGTTACAAAGAAGCCAATCCAGACGAACAGAAAGCCATCCTCCGCGACCTAGTCGCGAGCCTGCCGCGTCGCCCCCGCCGTCTAGTCATAGATGGATCAAACGAGCGCTTCTTTGCCCGCGACGTAAAAACCATGCTGGCGGGCATCTGCCAGGTAGAAATCGTAGTATCGGGAGAGGTCACCGAATACATAGGCGAGCGGCTGTCCTGGAAAACCTACCTCGGTAACCTAATCACCAACCGCGTCGACGACGGACTGCTAGCAATCCCGCCTAGCCGCTGGCTGAAAAACGATTTTCGCAGCGTCATCAGGAACAAGGGCGGCTTTGCCAACCAGCTCGATAGCGCCGGTAATCACGGCGACTGTTTCGATGCAGCCAAAAACGCGCTGCACGGCCTTGTTGGCAAGGGCGGCGGACCGGCCCAAGCCGATGCAGCCAACACCGGCTCTCTCCCGTACACAAAAAACACGGACCCATACGACCACCCAGACGATCACGACGACAAAACCGCCTCAGGCGTCACCATGATATAGGAGGATTCCGCTATGATGAAAGAAGTCAACATTGATAAGAAGCAAACCCCAACCGAGCAGATCACCGTGGTGGACACGCGCTACGAGCTCCCATCCCTCGCGCATGGCCTAAACGTAGATAAAGTCCACAACATATTCGATCAGGCCGAAGGCGGCTACACAGTCGATTTATTCACCCTCTACCGGGATCTAATCATATCAGACTCCCATACCCAGGCCGAGTTCACCAAACGCAAGCTTGCGGTCCTCGGCGATGCGATGGAAATATCCCCAGAGAATGATGAAGACACAGAAGACGAGACCGCCGCCGATGAAGTAAAAGAACAGCTTCGCCGCATCAAAGGTTGGCTACCAGCCCTATCCCACCTGCTCGATTCAACCCTATGGCCTGTATCCCTAGTGGAAAAAGTATTCCGTTCGGAAGGTGGCAGGTTTGTCCTCGACCGGCTGATCCCCGTCCCGCATCATCTGCTCACATTCCATAACGGCCGCCTGCAGGTCTACGATGTTGACCGCGAGACCGGTGCCCGCACATCCTCCGTCCACGAGGCCGACCCAAATCGTTACATCATCCACCGCGGCCACCTACTATCCACCCCAGACAACTGGGGCGGACCCATGCGCTCAATCGTGTTCTGGTGGCTCCTATCCGCCATGGATAGGGAATGGTGGGCGCGTTTTCTCGATCGTTTTGGCACGCCGTTCCTGGTCGGTAAATACGATCAGGCAGACGATGCGTCCAGAAATATACTGGAGCGGGCCTTCCGTCTTTCCCAAAAACTGGGAGGGCTAGTCATTTCAAAAGAAACCACAGTAGAAATACAACAGGCGGTATCTGGCGTTTCCGGCGGTGGCGTGTCATACGAAAAATTCCTCGAAGTCTGTAATCGTGAAAAATCAAAATTAGTTTTAGGCCAGACCATGTCAGCCCAAGCGGATGCCACCGGGCTCGGATCCGGAGTTGCAAACGCGCACGAAGCCGTCCGCGACGACATCCGCCAGTTCGACGCCGCCATGCTGGCCGCCACCCTCCGTGACCAGCTATTCAGCCAGATCATCCTCATTAACGGGTGGAGCGGCGAAACCCCACAGATCAGTTTTGGTTCGCAGTCATCTGCAGAGATTGCCGCGACATCCAATCTACTCAAAAGTCTAACAGAGGCAAACCTAGAGGTGGCAGACGATTCCCTGCCCACCGTAAGCAAGCGGCTCGGGATCCAGGTGCAGCGGATCAGCAGCGGCGGCGGTGGGGGCGTGCCTGGCTTTTTCAACGCCTATGCCGCCACGCCCCAGATCCGCCGCCGCGTAGATGAAGCACGCGCGGCCCTAGATTCAATTTCAAACAAAGCCGCGCCAGACATCGCGCGGGCCTTCCGCGGGCGCTACGCGCAAGTGGCGCGGATAATCCGCGAGTCAAGTTCAGCCACCGAGGTAGAAAAGCGCATCCGCAAATTCATGGAAACAGTAAATCCCGGTGAGACCGCCGACGTCCTATCCCAAGCCCTAACCAGCTTCGCCGCCAACGGAGCCGCATTCTAAAAAGCGAGCCGCCGGTCATAAATTAATTTAGACCGGCGGCTCGCTCAAAAACCGCACTCACTATACCCATTGGTATTCTCTACGCTAACCCATTCCACGTTTCGCAGGCAAGTCAAAGTTGTCGTCGTCACAATTTACTGACACATAGCCTCTTAAGACTTAATCAAACCTAATCACACCTGTTCAAACAATACGCCGCTTTATGACACGATCCGCATCGTCCGTCCACAGCCCCCACGGCGACCACGGTTCGAGCACCAGACCCGCCGTCCACGCTCTATTTGCTTGTTTGCCGCATCAGGATCGTTACCCTTTAT